TTTTCATCTATCACAGGTCATTCACAAAAATCTCCATAATACGAGACCGGATAACATAGCATCTGGCCGTTCAATCCAATATAGATTTTTTCAAAGGTTGCTGCTCCATTCTCCTGTTCCCGCGATTAATATACAGAGTTCTTTTTTTTCAAGCCCTCGATTAATATAGTATTTCTCGCAATCATCATCTTCCAGCGATTAATATGTATTCCCCTTCATTGATAAACCATTCGTTAGACATTGTCGATTGCTACATTGTCCTGTTCCTTCCGCAAAGTATAAATATTGGCAAAACAAAATACTACATAGAGCGAGTACCCCATGTCCGAGCCACCGACACAGACTCCAAACTGCCCGATTTGTGAGAATCCGCAAGGCGACGAGCTAAGTGAAGCAGTAGTAGCCGGAAAACTGACAGTCTACGAACTCTCCCGTGCTATGGGAATAGGATACGACGTAGCCTGGAAACATATCAGAGAACATCTAACTTCGACGGCCGTTGGTTCTCCTGCGGCTGAATCATCCTTGTCTACAGAAATGTCGACAGAAGAGATGATACAGACACTCTCGTATGTTGTCTCTCGCTTACGCTCGAAGGTAGATGTGTACTTAGCTACCGCCGGAAACGCCGAGAACGATCGGACGGCCGCCAGCCTCATTAAGGAACTCAGAGGACTGATTACGGATATAGCCACACTGGAAGGAAAGCTCCAGAAGTTACCTCTCGAGAAATTGGAGTCGCTTACTAAGGCTCTCGACAAGATTAATGCGTTTATGGTCACCGAACTCTGTGATTCTTGTAAGTTGAAACTGGCGGAGAAGATGGCGAAGGATGATCAAGCACAGGTCGTCAGTATACAACCCTAGGACGGATATCCGTGGACCCCCTTGAACGATCAGAGAAGATACTTCGGGCGTCAGTAGACCCTGTGTTCTTCGCGCAAGATCCCTATTTCTTGGGAATAGATTCGCTATATCCTAAGCAGATAGAGATTCTCCGGAAGTTCTATGAGGGAAAGTATCATGAACTTACGCTAATCGCAGGGATGAGGAGTGGGAAGACCTTCGTTAGTTCGATATTTGCGACATATGAACTCTTTCATCTGCTCATCCAACCGGAACCTGCGAAGTACTTCGGGCTAGCAAGGGGAAGTAAGATATTCATTAACTGTGTAGCCCCATCCGAAGAGCAAGGAATGGACACAATATTCGCCGAACTCCAGGGACGAATTAACTATTCCGAGTTCTTCAAGGAGTATGAGCCGAAAGTCCACCAGGCCGATATTATCTTTCCTAAGGAGATAATGACGAGAGTTCTGCCGAGTACGTCCGCCAGTCAAGCAGGAAGGACCGCGAAGGCAGTAATCCTGGACGAAATCGATCGTTTTGAGGAGACAGCTGGTAAGAGAGGTGCGTGGGCTGTCTATAATACAGTTAGTAGATCCGTCCGAACACTGGGGAAGTATGGCCACATAATCGAGATTACTAGTCCACTACATCAGAATTCCATCGGAATGCAGCTATATCGCAAGAAGTTACCCAATATGCTGTGTCTAAAAGTGCCTACATGGGAGTTTAATCCGAATATCACACGTGAAAGTCTCCAAGACGAGTTTGAGAAGGACCCAATGGCCGCAATGCGCGACTATGGCTGCGAACCCTTCGAGAGTATCGCACCGTATTACTCGAATCCTGAGATAATTAATATGGTCGACCGTCCGAATGTGCTGGAAATGCTCTGGGAAGGCATTCCGGTAAGTGAAAAGACGAATTCCTACGTCCTTGGATGCGATCCAGCTGTTAAACATGACGCATTCGGCCTGAGTTTGATGCATACAGACGGCCTCCATGTGTATGTCGACGGCCTATTTTCGTTCAGACCACAGGGAAAATTGGAGATAAATCCCATAGATGTGCGCAATTTTCTACGCAAAGTCTGCATGAACTTCACGGTAAACTACGCGGTTTTCGACTATCCTATGTATCCGGAGCTTATGGAAGACCTACGGATGCAAGGTGTAGAAGTCGTCCAACATGTGGCAAGAAAGGAAGATCACGACCGGGTAAAGGAGTATTTCTACACGAAAAAGCTCTCAATGCCCCATCACTCGAAGGCAGAAGAGGAGTTTAGGCAACTTCAAATCGTCGACGCGAAGAGAGTTGACCATCCTCGTGGAGGGTCAAAGGACGTGATTGATACAATTGCAACTGGAACGTGGGTAGTCACGGAATATATGATGAAACCTGCGGTTCAGTTCAATATAGTTAGACCATTCTAAGGTGATGACTATGAAGATTGGAAGATTAAACATCAACCTAGGAAAACCAAAAGAAGAAGTTGGAGCAATAAGCAAGGCTATTGCCCAGTCGACAGCCGTACCGACTGTTGAGGTTGTCGCTAGAGTCACTGAATTTTTTGCAACACCTCTCGCAGGAACCGCAAACAAGTATACATGGTACCAGAAGATGTATACTTTTGATCCGGAGGTAGCAATAGGTGTAGACAAAGTTGCTCAGATGGTTAGGCAATGTTACCAGGGAGTCACAGTCGACGATATTGAAAAGGACGACCCGAAGTATAGTCAGGTTAATACGATTGTTGAGGCCCTTAAGCTCCCGACAATGTTTGAGACAGTCTCTAAGCATCTTATGAAGGATGGCGATGACATCTGGTTGATAGAACGCCAAAACGGACTTCCGAAGTTAAGGAGACTACCTATTAATACGATGACAATTCTTGAGAATCGTGACCAACTTCAGAAGGCTGACGCCCAGATATTTAACGCGAACTACTACGTGATGAATGAATTCCCAGTGCTGACTGCTAAACAACAGGTATTTGAAGCGAGTAAGATTCTTCACTTCTCAGTAGATAATATTGGAGAAGAAGTCTACGATCTTCTTAACCGCTATACGTTTGGTGTGTGGTCCATCAGTCCACTGGAGTCCCTTCGCGCGACAGTCCTCTGGAAGTTTGCAGCAATGACCAACGACGTCCTCTGGAGAGCAAGAAACGTCCCTAGAGAACATCACAAGTTAGATCTGACTGCATTTGACCCTAGTAAGTACGTTGGGACTGTTGATGCTAGAGTCGCAGCAGCAAAGAAAGCAGCCGAAGACGCTCTAACAGCATATGCATCCTCAGTGTCGAATAAGGCAGCAAACCAGGGCTACATCACAGGAAGCGAGGTCGACATTCAGTATATAGAACCACGTAGTACGACGTATACAGCGCCGAACAATCTCATGTCTCAACTTGACCGTACGACGATCGCGCGCATAGGTATCCCAGAGAGTCTCGGAGGCGGAAAATCTGGGACGTATGCTACGGAGATCGTTCTGGATGTCAAGGCAGGCCTCAATGCTCTGAACATGGCGGAGAAGATTAGAGATCCACTGGAAAAACTCCTGCGGAATGAACTTATAGTCCGCGGATGGACAGAAGAAGAAGCAGCTGGTGTGAAGATTAAGATCCAGCTACTCCTTGACACGAATTATGGTGAGACAACTAGACAAGTCTCAGTGTTAGCTAACACTGGACTTCTCACACAGGATGAGCTGCGGGAAATGTTGGGATACGACCCTCTACCGCCTGACGAGACTCCTATGACACCTGCAAGTCGAGCAGGTAGGTCCGGAGAGACTACTCAGACGCCTGGAGACGTAGAGAATACAGAATCGCGGCGTCTACCGGGCGATATAAGGGAACCAATCACCCCTCAGTCTCGTGGTGACAAACAGCGGACATAAGGAGGTGAAGAGATATTAGGACAAGTAAAGCATATTCTGTCGCTCTTGTAGCAATATTCGCAGCGATATACGTAGCTGCGATGTTAGCCTTCAATCCAATTTCATACGGGCCTGTACAGTTCAGAGTAGCGAATATTATCATAGGCGTAGTACCAATCTTCGGGATACCCAGCGTACTAGGCATAGCCTTTGGAGTATTCATCGGGAATACTATAAGCCCCTTGGGGCCGATTGACTTGATCAGCGCAGCGTTTTCTTTGGCCGGACTGCTGATAGTCTGGTACCTACGCAACAGGTCAGTAATGTTGGGCCTAACGCTCTACAGCGGTATTCTTGGAACATGGATAAGCACAGCTCTATTCTTCGTCTTCGGTCTGCCGATAGTAGTGACTATCGGATGGTTGATAGTTGGCATATGGCTTGCAACAGGTCTGTGTGGCTATGCACTCTATAAGGCCCTAAAGAGATACGTTCCGCAGAGTTATAGAATGGAGGAAAAGAAATGAATGAGCAAGAAGCGCTAAAAGTAGCCGAAGAATGGAAGAAACGCCCTGGAGTACTGAATGTTGCGGTTTCCCATAAGGTTGTTAATGGAAAGCTGACAGATGTACGTTGTATCACTGTGTACGTTGAGAAGAAGATCGCTGAGGCTAAGTTAAAGGCCTCGGAGATTATTCCTAAGGAGGTCAAAGGCATGTGCACAGATGTAATCGAACTCTCGACGAAGGACTTCAAAATCGGTCAGACATCCGTTGCGAAACTACCATGGGAGGTACAGAAGAGATTAGCTGGTGGGGTGACAAAGAAATGACACTCGTCGATTGGCGGGAGAAATGCACACCGATTAGAGACCAAGGACAATGTGGGTCATGTACTGCATTCGGTACTATTGGTGCATGGGAAGGCCTCCTGAAGATAAATGGAGAAGAGGTAGACTTAAGTGAGAGAGATCTCTTCTTCTGTGAGGGAGGGACTTGTAGTCAAGGCGCCGAGGCAAACCAGCCATTGGACCAAGCAAAGATTGGCGTGTGCTATGAGGAATATTGTCCCTATGGCGATACGTCAGGCGGTACAGACCATGCATGTGGTGATGGCCTGGCTACGCATTGGAAGGGCCGAAGAATTAAGAGCTACAAGCCACTGAATGGTGTCGATGAGATTAAGGCAGCGCTAGATAAAGGACCAGTCGTGACTACAATGATGTGCCACCAATCTTTCATGGTCTACATGGGAGGAATTTACCATTCTCTGGGCATCTGGGATCCGTTCGTCGGAGGACATATGGTAGCCCTCGTTGGGTATGATGATGTCGTGGGCTATTGGATAGGTCGTAACAGTTGGGGCCCAGTTGGCTGGGGAGAAGGTGGATACTTCCGCATCGTCTTTGGCGATAGCAATATTGATGACTTGGCATATGCACTAGAGCTTAAGCCAGGAGAGATCGAAGGTGATTCACCTGGCCCAGGGCCAGAACCACCATCCGATTGTCCGGTAGCTAGGGGTATCGTTGCGTTTCTTAATGCAGGCTACAAACTATTCGGGAGAAAGACACGATTCCGAGCAATCGTGCCCGAATAATCCTATCTTTTTTAGGCGAGAGACATGACAATGTATTTCGACAACTGTGGTGGACCCGACTGGGACACCGATTGGTTTTTCCGAAGGTTCCGTCAAGGCCCTCCGAAGGATATCGTAGAGATTGGTGCAGACGATGAACCGATCGCTCCGATACTAGTTAATAGAGGGTTTAAGGTTACCGGCTACGATCTTCGGAAGAAAGGCACAATGGATCCAACGTTCGACTTCCATCTAGAGGACTTCGTAAAGGCTAGTATACCTTTACAGTCCTACGACATCGTGATATCTATATCGACTATTGAGCATTTTGGTATAGCGTACTTTCAGTATGGTGGTCCGAAGGATGACTTCTACGATGTAAAGGCATGCCGGAAGATATACGACATTCTTCGGCCTGGTGGGAGATTCTACGTCACAGTTCCCTATGGGAAGACTCCTTTGATGTCGGGAGCCGACTGGCGGATATACGATAGTCAGGCATTTCAGGAGCGTATTGTCGGGAAGTTTACACCCGTACTTGTCGATTATTTCTTCTCAGCCGCTTACGGACAATATCCCATAGGAACGTTCATAGAAAAGGATGAAGCCGACCAGATATCCGCGGGACCGAACTTAACTATCGGTGCTATTCTCGAGAGATCTCCGTAGCGACCGCAAAATTTAAATATTGGCCGAAATATAAGAGAGAGTGAGCATACAACTTAAGAGCACGTGATTCTATGAGCAATGCAGCCAGCAATATAAAGGCATTCTCGTGGGAACCTCTCGGCGCTGTCCTACAAGTTGAGGGATCCGCCATCATGCCAGGAGTATTCACTGGTACGGACAGGATTCCTACGGAGTTCTCCGAACGAGTTGTGGCTAAGGCAAGGGCACAGCTTCTTAATAAGCCGGCCTTCGCGTATGGCCACGGCAGAGGACTCGGAGATTCCCAGACAATTGGCTTTATCACTGCAACAGACCTCACGGATGATGGTAAGCTCAGAGTCAAGGGCTACATCTTCGACAATCTCGCAATTGAAGACATTAAAGCAGGAAAGTTCCACGGAATGTCGATCGAAGCAGCCGCCAAGATTAAGAATGTTGATGGCAAAGACGTCGTACAAGACTTCGACATGCTTCGTGTGGCGTTAGTTGATAAACCCGCGTGCCCTACGTGTGTTATAGACTCGATAAAGGAGGTCAAACAAATGTCAGTTGCTCCAACTACGACAATCCCGGAGCCGGCAACAGTTACCGCCCCCTCTACTAATGCAGCGACAGTCGCACCGACAACCCCTGATAGTACAACGACAGTTACAGTAGTGACACCTCCGCCTCAGCCAGTCGTTCCAAAGATCGAATCGGCAGAGAAGGTCGTGGAAAAGGCTGTGAACTTCTCAGACCAACTTAGTGACCCTAAGAATATCGAAGAACTTCTCAAGAAGTTTGAAGCTGGTCTCTCGAAGACCAAGATACCTGCTGCGCAGATAGAACTCCTCAAGGGTTCAATACTTCTGGCATTTTCAGCAGCGGGTACACCAGAGAGTACACTAGATGGTCTGTGGAATTCGACAGAGAACCCCTGGAAGCAAAAGTACGAATGCCAGGAACTTAAGGGCCTGGTAACGAAGATTAAGGAGAAGGATAAAGCTTTCTCCCATGAAAAGGCCCTCGAGGGTATCACCGGGCATGAGGCAAAGGTTGCAGTGCTAACGAAAGTGTTCGAAAGCTATTCAATTGCCGACACAAAGAAAGTAGAACTTAGTGCGGCACAACCGCCGGCAAAGGACGAATTGAAAGAAAGAATCGACAAAGTCTCCCAAACTTTGTTCGGAAAGCCGTATGGGGAAGTTATTGGAAATCTAGACAAAGGAGGAAAGAAGTAAAATGGGAAGTC